CGGCTCCGGCTCCGGCTCCGGCTCCGGCTCCGGCTCCGGCTACGGCTACGGCTCCGGCTACGGCTCCGGCATTAAAAAGTACGACGGAGAAGATGTACATATGATCGATGGTGTGCGGACGATCATAACGGCGGTACACGGGAACATTGCGAAGGGCTTTATCCTGCAAGGCGATCTGACGCTGACGCCATGCTTCATCGCGAAAGTTGAAGATTGCTTCGCGCACGGGGAGACGGTGCGTCAGGCTGTGACGGATGCACGCGATAAGGCGTTTGAGGGCCTGCCGCAGGAGGAGCGGATCACCGCATTTCTGGATGCGATCAAGCCGAATACAGCGTATCCGGTGATGACGCTGTACGACTGGCATCATCGGCTGACTGGGAGTTGCGAGGCCGGGCGAAAGGCATTTGCGAAGGATCACGGAATCGACCTGAGCGCAGATATGACGCGCGAGGCATTCTTTGAGCTGACCAAGGATGCCTATGGCGGGAGTGTGATCCGCGAGGCAATGCGGATCGCGGAGCGCGAGAAAGATGGCGAGTAACGGGAAAATTCCGGTGGAGCTGACGCCGGAGCAGATGGAGGACCTGATCGATGCGGCCACGCGGGCCGCTGAACAGGATCAGGAGGACGCGGAGATACTGAGCAGTCAGCCGCATATCGATCGTGAGACCGTCGGGATGCTGCTGGAGACGCGCAAGCGCCTGCTGACGCTGGCGGCGTGGATGCAGCATTTGTGGGAGGAGGCCGTGGACGAATGATGCGGTACACACCAAAGACAAAGCCGGTCCCGCCTCCATGCGGGAGGGACTGCCCGGGACGTGCGCCGGGATGCAGCGCGATGTGCTGCTCATGGATGCTGTATCAGTCCATCCGGGAGCACATCTATCAAAAGCAGCTCGCAGAGAAGCACGCGCAGGAACTGAATTTCGTGGCGCAGCGGGAGATCGCGCACGCCGGGAGGAAAGTAAGGAAGGGGCATTTGTATGAGGCAAAATAGCACAGATTACTCGGGAGAGCGGGCACCGCGCAGGCCGTGCGTGATCGCGCAGGCCGGGTATACCGGGAAAAATTATTACGCCGTCGTGTACCGCAATCAGAGCATTACGGTACGCGCGGGAGACGAGCTGGCCGCGATCTTTACGGCGGCCAAGCACTGGGGCTACAAATGGAGCGCGCCGGAGTACCACCAGAACGCCAGGGCGTTGAAGCTCCACTATAAGCCGGAGTTCCTGATCGGATAAAAAATGCCCTCGCCCGGTTGCGGCCGGACGAGGGCGGAGAAGCCTGCGCTTCTCTGTGAAAATCAAGTACAGGGAGAGTATACCATGAAAAATCCATATTTGCAAGAGGCAACGGAGACCATTCGCGCTGACGACGGGGAGGGATGAGGCACGATGCTGACGCATCTGAGCCTGTTTACCGGGATCGGCGGGCTTGATCTGGCTGCCGAGTGGGCAGGATTTACGACCGTCGGGCAGTGTGAGTTTGCCGATTACCAGACGAAGGTGCTGGAAAAGCACTGGCCGGACGTGCCGCGCTGGCGTGATGTCCGGACGCTGACAAAGGAGAGTTTTTATGAGCGGACAGGCCTACGAACAGTTGACGTTATTTCCGGCGGATTCCCATGCCAGCCCTTCTCCGTGGCTGGAAAGCAAAAGGGCAAAGGGGATGATCGATACCTCTGGCCGGAGATGCTCCGAGTTATCACCGAGCTGCGCCCGCGTTGCGTTGTCGGTGAGAACGTTCCTGGAATCATCAAGATTGCCGCCGGGCAGGTGGTCAAGGATCTGGAGCGTGCTGGCTATCACGTCGTCGTGTTTAATTTTGAGGCTGCGGCTGTCGGAGCTTGGCACAGGAGATCGAGAGTGTTCTTCGTCGGAATCGCAGATGTGGCCGACGCCGACGACAGTAGGCTGCACGATAGCATCAGAAAAGAGAATCAATTTGATTGCGGACGGGAAAACGACATTTGCAAGCAATCAGGGGGAGCGTGGAGGCTTATCCAATCTGCGGGAGCACGTGCTTGCGCGGACGAAAGGCTTGTGGACAACGCCCTGCGCAGCGGATGCGCAGGGATCGCACGGAGGAAACAATCACAGGAGCTTGCGGACGGACGTTGCTGGGCAACTGAACCCGACGTGGGTAGAGTGGCTCATGGGATTCCCGCCAGGGTGGACAGACTTAAATGCCTCGGAAACGCCGTAGTGCCGCAGCAGGCATACCCGATTTTTAAGGCATTGATGATGGTTTTTGAAGGAATGGAGGATATATGACAGACAAGGAAATCGTGAAGGCACTGCGGTGCTGCACCAATCAAAAAATCTGTCCGGACTGCCAGCGCGTCCGGAACAGCGAGAAAGGAGATCGCCATGCCTAATAAAATCAGCACTGTCCGCGAGTCGCTGTACCGCTGTATCGATACCACATTTTGCTGTGAAAAGTGCGCTTATCGGGGAAAGAGTAGGTGCATGCGGGCGCTAATGATCGATGCATTCGATGCTATCGGTGCCCTGAATCGAAAAAATGATCAGCTTCGGACTCAGCTTCGACAGGCCGCCGCAGGCGCAGACCGTCTTTCTGTATTTGAGCGCATCGCGCAATATTTTAGGAGGAGGCGCCGCCATGACAAGTGAGGAAATCGTGCAGGCGCTGCGGTGCTGCCAATTTGGGGAGCCGTGCGATCGCTGCCCGGTAGTGCGCGATCAAAACTGCGTGAACGTGATGCACAAGTGCGCAGCCGACCTCATCGAGCGCCTGACCGCCGAGAACGCGGCGCTGCGGGAGAAGCAGGCGGAGGCAGAAGCCGAGAGGGACGCGCTGCTGGATATCGCTAAAAATGGAAAAGATTGTGATACGTGCAAACATTGCGAGGTGTGCGTCCAGCCCGGAATAGACGTTGCACACTGGTGTGATAGATGCGTGGAGAAATGCCCTTGTCACGGATGCGGAGGAGATCACTGGGAATGGCGCGGATTGCCGGAAGCGCCGGAGGAAGGAGACAAGCATGGAACGGCTGACAAATAAACGCGAAGCTGACGCGCAACGAAAAGAGTACGAGCGCCGCCTTGCAAACGGGTATCCGCGGAATATCCCAGAGGAGCGATTTCTGCGCCTTGCGGCCTACGAGGACATCGGCCTGATGCCGGAGGAAATCAAGGCTCCATTTACGGATGACATAATGATAAATCTAGCCGCGCAGGCGTTAAGGATGAAGCCCGACCGCCTCCGCGAGCTTGCCGAGGCCGACAAGGACGGGCGGCTGGCGGTGTGGCCGTGCAAGGTGGGTGATGTGGTGTTCGCGCGTCTGGACAACAAAAGTAAATACGTGTGTGAGTGCAAGGTAAAGCAGATCGTCGTGGGCAATATTGGGTTTGTTACTTTTGCACCAATAGGAGCCCCGGAGCGAGAATACGACGTAGCGTTGAGAGGTTTCGGCAAGACCGTATTTCTCACCCGCGAGGAAGCTGAACGGGCGCTGATGGAGCGGTGAGATGAAAATACCGAAATACATCCGAAAGAAAATGCACCAGATTGCACTCTACGCGGGTTTGGCTGCCAAACTCGATTGCGAGGTGGGGCTATGGTTGGAACGGAACGGGATAGATGTGGAGAAATTGAGCGATGGCGGCGGCGGTGGTTACGAAGAACTCGGCTACGGCAATGACATAACGAATGAACTGTGTGCCCGGATAGAATAGATGGAGGCGTAAAGGAGTTATTAAGATGGAGAAATACGCGAAGAGGCTGCAAGACATCATCAATGAGCAGGATTTTTGCTTTGAGCCTGAGGAGATCAGAACGGTCGAAAAGGCGCTCGGAGTTCTGAAAAAGTACGAGGACGCTGACATCCCAGCCGAAGCCTGCGTGGAATACAGAAAGTTCGAGGACGAGCTGATTCACGACGGTATGAGTCTTCAGCACGTTCTCGACCTGCTCAAAGCGGAGAGGGAGGGGCGTCTGAAGGTCAGACCCGAAAGCCTCGGCCAATGTTGCGGCCAGTGCCACCACTTCCTCAGAGAGCCTATGAAAGCATCAGGCATCTGCGAGGTTCGCAAGAACAAGCACTACCCGCGAGCTGGGACGCCGCTTTATTGCTATCAGTCGACAAAAGCCTGCCTTGACTTCGACGAGCGCGGCGAGCGGCCCATCCGGTATCAGGAGGCATGACGATGGAGCGACTGACGAAACATAGTAAGCAAACATCGCACGAAAACGGTATCTGTTGCACACATTTTTATGGTTTTGAATGCCTCAGAGTTGGCGGGAACTGCGCCATGAATTGCAAGTGGGAAGAAGCGGCGTGGAGCCGCCTTGCCGCCTACGAGGACACAGGGTTAAGCCCCGAAAAGGTTTCTTGGATGAAAGAAGTCGTCGAAGCAGCTTTTGACAATGACACGTCCAGAATTGAGAGAGCACACAACCTGCATGTGGCCGACAAGGATGGGCGCGTGGTCGTGCTGCCGTGCAAGGTGGGAGAACGATGGGTAGATGAGGACGGTCGCGCGGTGCGCATAACCGCAGTAATCGTCAGCATGGAACCATTTGTGGAGAATATCAACATCTACTTTGATTATGAGGATGCAACGCCGGACGATGCGGGAAGCGACTGCATGGCAAATTGGGATTATTTCAGTCGCCACTATACCTGCATTGAGGTCGAGCGGGCGATGGATGGAAAGAGGGATGGTTGAGTTTCGCCAGTGCCCGTTCTGCGGCGGAGAAATCGATGGGCCAAATTCCGTGCAGTGCAATTATGGGAAGAAGATTATCACGCTTGCCCTGATCTGCACAAAATGCAGAACCGGATTTAAGTTCCGGGCAACGTTTGTAGAAGATCCGTACACGGAAGCTAGAGAAGCTTGGAACAGGAGGGTAAATGATGGCTAAGTGCATAACAAGCGAACAACTGGAGGAGATAATGGCCGCGGCGGAAAGAGGACTCGATGAATACAACGAAGTACTGCGGCGGATCGCCGGAATCGAGGTAAGAGAATATACCTCATACCAGTATTTTGATGAACGCGGCGACTACGTAGGCGACGACAACGAGATGCTGCTTGAAGATATACTGGCTAACGCAGGTGTGGAGGTGCACGATGACTGACGAATACATCAGCCGCGCGAAGGCACTGGCAGATTTTGAATCCTGCAACGCGGAAAATCCGAGCTGGACACCGCAGCGAGTGAAAACGCTTCTGCTGCGCCAGCCCGCCGCAGACGTTGCGGAGGTGGTGCGGTGCAGGGATTGTGCCAAGCATTACGTTGTACGGGGCCGCGATATGTGCGCGAAAAACGCGAGCGGATTAAAAGATCATTTGATTGGCTTATCGGCGACGCTGCCGGACGCTTTTTGCAGCCGAGGCGTGAGAAAGGATGGAGGTGAAAACGATGTTTCAGGTTGAGCTTTTATCTGGTGGCGTGTTCACGGTGTATGCCGTCCAGCCGGAGGCGGAAATATTTCTGATTTACCGCGACAACCAATGGGAATGGATCGATATCCCGGAGTGCAAGCCGTACACATATCCATGGCCGCCACTGCCTACGGCTTCTGCGAGTGGACTATGGGAGCAAGAAAGGCAGAGCAATGAGCGGGCTGAGATTTGAATCGATGGCGGATATGCCGCCGAGGATGCGGGAGCTTTACGCGAAGCAGGCGCGCGACCTCTCAGGCGCTGCGGCGCCAGCTCCCCTTGCGAAGGGGAGCCAAGGGAAACCGAAATACGGAAGCCAGAAGGCAGAGCGCGGCGCGGTGCGCTTCGACAGCCAGAAAGAGGCGCGGCGGTACGACGAGCTGATGGTGATGCTCCGCACGGAGATCATTACAGATCTGCGCTTGCAGCCGCAGTTTACGCTGCAGGAGAGCTATCTCACAGAGAACGGCCAGCGCATCCGCGCGATCCGCTACACGGCGGACTTTTCTTACCGCTTCGGCGGGAAGCTGGTGGTGGAGGATGCAAAGTCCAAGCCAACGCGCACCAAGGAGTACCTGCGCAACAAAAAAATGATGCGATCCAAATACGGGATCGATATACAGGAGGTGTAGGGATGGCAGAGGATGAAAAGCGCTGCACGCTGCCGAAGTCGGCGCGATGCTGCCAGATGGAGTACGCGGGCGACGAGGCCTGCACGCACTGCGGATGGCAGCCGGAGGAGCGGGCACGCAGAAAGGCACTGCCGCTCACGGAGGATGAAAACGGCGTGCGGAGAAAGCACGTCGGAACGATCAATGAGGCAGAAAGCCGGGAAAACTGATTTTTTTGGTGGACTTATGCCTGCGCACTGTGCCATGAGGTGCGCAGGAGGGAGACCCGGCTTAAGGCTCCGGGCGCGGCAGCTGCAAAGGCCGCGCCCGGGTAAAAAATGAGGAGTGGATAGTATGCCGACGATGATAACGATGCAGTGCGCACACTGCGGGAAGGTATTCCAGCGCGAGCTGCACAGGATGAATCATGCAAAAAAGTTTTATTGCAGCCAGACGTGCGCGGCAAAACAGGTGGCGCAGGATCGCGAGGGCGTTCCGTTCGAAAAGAAAAATTTCCCGACGCAGACGCGCATCCGGATCATGACAAGGATACCGGTATTCCAGAAGCTTCAGCCAAAGGTAGGCGCGGTGTATGATGCGCTGAAATTCGAGGCAAGGTACGGCGGGCACGGAGGATATGTGATCGAGTCCGGCGGAAAGAAGATCAATGTGCGGCTGGATGAGGCCGTGGAGGTGACGTGATGGTAAGAGAAGAAAAGCAATTGGGAGAACGCGCGCTAGAGCTGCTGCAGGCGGATAGAGAGGGGCGCGTCCTCGTCCTTCCATGCAAGATAGGCGATACGGTGTACCGCATCCAATATGTACAGAAACCGAATGGAAGGCACAGGATTGGCGTGGCGGAGTTCAAATTTACTCTGCTGTGCCTGTATGAGATGGGAAAAAGGATATTTCTCACGCGCGAAGAGGCTGAGAAAGCACTCGAAAAAATGAAAGAGTAGCGCTGCACGCTGAACGCATGGCCGGAGGCTCCGGCCACGCTTTGAACGGGCAGAATGCTTGCAGGGGCGGACGGCTCTGTCCGCCCGGAAGGAGTGGCGAAAATGGCAAAGAGGCACAAGCGGCGGATATTCGCCGGGGCGGTATGTACGCAGATCGTTTACAACGTGAGCGAACAGGCGGATATCAAGAGCAGCAAGACGAGAAAGCCGCGATTCGCCACGCAGGCAGAGCGCGACGAATTCAACTCCAAAATTTCAGCGGGCAAATTCGCGGCGCTTATCAACGCCAACTTCGGCCCGACGAGCCTCTACTCCACGCTGACACTTAGCGCGGAGTTTGAGGCGCATACCGTGGAAGAGATCAAGCGCATCCGCGACAACTACTGGCGCAGGCTTACATACCGATACCCGGAGGCAAAGATCGTGATGGTATACGGGCGCGGAAAATCTACGAACCGCTTCCACATCCACATGATCTCCGACGGCATCCCGGAGGACGCCATTGCGAAGCTGTGGGGCCTCGGAAGCGTGGTCGAGAGCAAGCACCTTCGCAAGCACAACTATTATGTAAACCAGAACGGTGAAAAGGTAGATCATGGGCAGGACTACGAGGCGCTGGCGAACTATCTGCACGGTCACTGGCAGAAGGAGTTCGGGGGCCACAGATACAAGGCAAGCCGCACCTGCACCAAGCCGGAGCCGGAGCCTGCGACCGAGGCCGTGCGCGAGTACAGCCCGGAGCATCCGCCGGTCGCCCCGCGCGGCTATGTGCTCGTCGAGGCCAGAGCCACACAGTACGGATACCAATACTATAAATATGTATTCGATCCCCAAAAAGGATGAAAAATTGAAGCGGACGGGAGCCGCTTAAATCTTGCCTTGTAAATGTGTAGGGTTTTGCGACGATGCCGAGGGGAGGCGAAAAAAGTACTTGCAATGCGAACAAAAGTGTGGTAAGGTGCTAGTGAGGGAAGGAGACCGCGTCGTCTGCCCGATATGCGGCAGACGGACGTCGGTTCGACTGCTGGAGTCCACGCGGCTCCGGGACTTCCCGCTGTACTGCAAAAATTGCAGGAACACCACGATCGTGAATACTGAGCCTGAGCCTATGAGCCTGAGCCGATGATCTGTCCGCTGCTGCGGAGGTCGTCGGCTGCTTGTGCATCCGAGGGGCAATATGGACGAGCGAAAGCCGGATCTCCGCGAAAGCGGGGGTCCGGCTTTTTTGCATATTTCGGAGGCTGTGCCGGGCGAAGGCCCGAGACAGTACGAGCCATGTTCTTTCCTTCCTACTGGGCGCGGAGTTGGGGACCTCCGCGCCTGGCAGAGCTTCCGAAAAACGAAAGGGGGCGAAGAGCCTGAACGAAAAGGTATACAAAAGCGCGCGGGAGCTTCGCTCCGCAATCGATCGGTATTTCGCATCGATCTGCTACCGGGAACCGGTGACGAGGACGGAGCCGGTGCTGGAGGATCGGGAATTTATCAAAAACGGAGAACGGATCGTGATGCAATGCCCCGCGCTCGACAAATACGGACACACGCAGACGGCGGTCGTGCCGGTGATGCGCGGGAAAAAGCCGCTCATGCGCGAGGTATGGACACGGCCTCCGTGCATGCCGGAGCTGCTGGGCGCGCTGGGACTGGACGAAAAGCGATGGGATGCGATGCGAACATCGGAGGAGTTCGCAAAGACCTGCGCGCGCGCAGGGGCGCGAATCGAGATCTACAACATCCAGCGGCTCGACAGCTCCGCAGCGAACGGCGCAAAGTTCCATCTGGAACGAAAGTTCGGATGGGATGAAAAGACAAGCGGCACGACGGAGACGGAGATCGAGCTTCCGGAGGAGATCGCACAATGGCGAAGATAACGCTCGACTTTTCGCGCATCTCCGACAAGCAGAGGCGATTCATGGAAGCGCTGACACGCTATGTGGCCTACGGAGGGGCCAGAGGAGGCGGAAAAAGCTGGTCCGTCCGCGCAAAGTCAAAGCTGCTGGCGCTCAGCTGGCCGGGGATCAAGATCCTCATTGTGCGCCGGACGTATCCGGAGCTGCTCAACAACCACATCAACCAGCTCAGGCAGGAGCTGAACGGCGTCGCGCGGTATGCACAGGACAAAAAGCTCCTGACATTCCGCAACGGCTCCACGATCAAGTTCGGCTACTGCGCAAACGACAGCGACGTTCTGCAATATCAGGGCGCGGAATACGACGTGGTATTCATCGACGAGGCCGCGCAGCTCAAAAAGGAGTGGCTGGACGCCATCGACACAACGGTGCGCGGTACAAACGGGTTTCCGAAGCGCACCTACTACACGCTCAATCCGGGAGGTCAGAGTCACGGCTATTTCAAGAGGCTGTTCATCGACCGCATTTTTGAGGAAGGCGAAAAGCCGGAGAACTACACGTTCATCCAGGCACTTGTGACCGACAACAAGGCGCTCATGGAGACGCAGCCGGAGTACGTTCAGACGCTGCAAAAGCTGCCGGAAAAGCTCCGGCAGGCATGGCTGGAGGGCCGGTGGGACATTTACGAGGGCCAGTTCTTTGAGGACTTTATCAACAACCCGGAGGGCTACCGGACACGGCAGAACACCCATGTGATCGAGCCGTTTACGCCCGATCCGGGCTGGACGATCTGCCGGAGCTACGACTTCGGATACGGAAAGCCGTTCTCCTGCGCGTGGTGGGCCGTTGATTACGACGGCGTGATCTACCGCATTCTGGAGCTTTACGGATGCACGCGCGAGCCGAACACCGGCGTCAAGTGGTCGCCGGATGTGCAGTTTCAAGAGATCGCGAAGATGGAGCGAGAGCATCCATGGCTGGCCGGAAAGCAGATCACCGGCGTGGCAGACCCTTCGATCTGGGACGCCTCACGCGGCGAAAGCGTGGCGCAGACAGCGGCCAGATACCGCGTTTACTTCACGCCCGGCGACAACAAACGCATTCCGGGCTGGATGCAATGCCACTACCGGCTGCAATTCGACGAGAACGGATATCCGCGCATGTACGTTTTCAACACCTGCAAGGCGTTCCTCCGGACGATCCCACTGCTCATGTACGATGAGCACAAGCCGGAGGACCTGGACACGAGCCTTGAGGATCACGTCGCGGACGAATGGCGGTATTTCTGCATGAGCCGTCCGGTGAAGCCGATGCTGGTCGTGCCGGAAAAGCCGCAGTGGATCGACCCGCTGAACATGATGGAGGAAAGATAATGCGTTACCCAGAACTGAACGCGCCTGCGCAGGAACAGCTGGTGACGGAGGCCTTCGCGGGCTACAACCACAACCTGCGCATTGCCGATGGCGAATTCTACGAGATGCAGAATCTCACATCGGACTACTATCCCCTGCTGTCTCAGCGCGCGGCCCGCGCAATGGTCGGAGATTTCTCCGGCATACAAGGGCTGCTGGCGAAGGACGCGCTGGCATGGATCGAGGACGGCATACTGTGGTACAACGCGCTGTCCATGGCTCCGTACATGGGCGGGGTACTGCTCTCCGAGGGACAAAAACAGATGGTGTCCATGGGCGCGTACATCTGCGTTTTCCCGGACGGATGGTATTTCAACACCGAGGACTACACGGACAACGGCTACATGGGCCATGAAAACCTCGTGGACTGCACGCAGACGGCACTTTCCATCAAGGTCTGCACCGTGGACGGGGCCGTTATAACGATCACATACCGGCAGCAGGCCATGCCGGAGGACGCCGCAAATGACGCCTACTGGCTGGACACGGGCAAGCATGAACTCAAGCAGTGGAGCTCCGTGCAGAGCCAGTGGGTGAGCATCCCGACGGTATACGTCAAGCTGGAGGCAAACGGCATCGGAGCGGGCTTCAAAAAGTACGACGGCGTGCAGATCAGCGGACTCGACGGGACGGATCAGGTCGAAAAACTCAACGGCTCCCACGTTTTGCAGGACGTCGGCGACAACTACCTTGTGATCGTCGGGATCGTGGACGCGGACGCGAGCCAGAGCACAGGTGAGGTCAAGGCCACCCGGCGTGTGCCGAAGATGGACTACATCACCGAGAGCGGAAACCGGCTCTGGGGCTGCCGGTACGGCGTGTCCGAAGGGAAAACCGTCAACGAGCTGTACTGCTGCAAGCTGGGTGATTTCAAGAACTGGGAGTGCTATCAGGGCATTTCGACGGATTCATGGCGCGCAAGCTGCGGTACGGACGGACGCTTCACAGGAGCCGCGACGCTGGCAGACAGCCCGATCTTCTTCAAGGAGGATTGCTTTCACCGCATTTATCCGAGCGCGCAGGGCGCGCATCAGGTCAAGGAGATCAAGGCGCGAGGCGTCCAGCGCGGAAGCGAACAGAGCCTGACCGTCATTGCCGATAAGCTCTATTACAAGGCACGGGACGGCGTGTGCGTCTATGACGGCTCCCTCCCCTATCTGATCTCGGACGCATTCGGGACGGAGCTTTACCGCAAGGCGGCTGCCGGAGGCGTGCGCGGAAAGTATTTTATCTCGATGCAGGACAGCAGCGATGCCTGGCAGCTTTTCGTGTACGACACGCGCAAGGGTCTGTGGCACAGGGAGGACGGAATGCACGCGGTGCAGTTTGCCACGCTCGACGATGAGCTTTATATGCTCCGAGCGGACGGGATGCTCGTCACGGCCTACGGCTCCGGCGGCGGAAACAAGGAGTCGGAGATTCCATGGGCGGCCACGACCGGGATCATGACATGCGGCCTCGTCGGAAAGAAATACATCTCACGGCTGAATCTGCGGATGCAGCTGCCCGTCGGAAGCGCGTGCGACTTCTGGATCGAGTACGATTCCTGCGGGGAGTTCCGGCACGCCGGACACATGGACGGACACGGACTGCGGACGTTCCTGCTGCCGATCCGCCCGCAGCGGTGTGACCATCTGCGGTTCCGGATCACAGGAAAAGGGCCGTTTAAGCTCTACAGCATCGGGCGCGTATTAGAAGCCGGAAGCGACGCCTGACGCGAGAAGGAGGAAACATGGACGGAAACACGAATATGACGACGATACAGGACGTGCTGGGCGACATTGGAGCGGGTGAGGCGATGCAGCCAATCGGCGTGGCGCAGATCCGGACGGCCATGGACACGCTGACCAAGTACAAGGCCGGAAAGTCAGCGCTCGAAAAGCGGCTCATTGCCTGCGAGCAGTGGTGGAAGCTCCAGCACTGGCAGGAAATGAGTCCGAGCGGGAATCCATACGATCCACAGTGGCGATCTGCTTGGCTCTTCAACGTCATTATGGGCAAGCACGCGGACGCCGTGGCGGCGTTCCCGGAGCCTGCTATCCGGCCAAGAGAGCCGGACGACCGCTCCGAGGCGGCGATGTTGACCAGCATCGTGCCGGTGATCCTCGAACAGAACGATTTCGAGGAGACCTACTCCGATTCGTGCTGGACGAAGATGAAGCAAGGAACGCTGGCATGGGGCGTGTTTTGGGACAGCTCCAAGCTCAACGGCCTCGGGGATGTATCCATCCGGGAGATCGATCTGCTCAACCTCTTTTGGGAGCCGGGCGTGACCGACATCCAGAAAAGCAAGAACCTGTTCTACGCGGAGCTGGTGGACAACGACGTGCTCAAGCAGCGGTATCCGCAGGTCGGCGACACGCTGCGCAGCGACAACACCTTTGTCAGCAAGTACAAGACGGACGATCAGGTGGATACGACGAACAAGTCGCTCGTGGTGGACTGGTACTACAAGAAGATCGAGAACGGAAAAAGCGTGCTCCACTTCTGCAAATTCGTGGGAGAGACGGTCCTTTCCGCGACCGAGAATGACCCCAACATGCAGAGCGGGCTTTACGAGGACGGAGATTATCCGTTCGTGATCGACGCGCTTTTCCCGGTGAAGGGCTCCATTGCCGGATATGGCTACATCGACATCGGAAAGAGCGCACAGGAGCAGATCGACCTGCTCAATCAGGCGATCCTCAAAAACTCGGTGATGGCGTCCACGCCGCGCTGGTTTGTCCGCTCGGACGGATCCATCAGCGAAAAGGAATACGCCGACTGGCGCAAGCCGTTTGTACACACGGACGGCAACCTCGGGCAGGACAGCGTGCTGCCGATCACGGTCAGTCCCCTATCGGCCAACTGCATAAACGTCATTCAGAACAAGATCGAGGAGCTGAAGTGGACGACCGGCAACACGGACGTAAACAACGGCTCGGTGTCCTCCGGCGTGACGGCGGCCAGCGCCATTGCCGCATTGCAGGAGGCGTCCGGGCGAAGTTCCAAGGACGCGACGCGCTCGGCGTACCGGGCATACGCACGGCTCATCCGCATGGTGATCGAGCGCATCCGGCAGTTTTACGATCTGCCGAGAAAGTTCCGCATCCGGGGCCAGCTCGGGACGGAGGAATACGTCACCTACTCCAACCAGAACCTCAAGCAGCAGGAGATGCTGGGCCTTGGCGGAGATGTGTCCTGGCGAAAGCCGGTATTCGATATCGAGGTATCCGCGCAGAAGTCCTCCGAATATACGAGGCTCAGCCAGAACGAGCTGGCGCTGCAATTCTATCAGCTCGGATTCTTCGACCCGACAAGGGCGGATCAGGCGCTGGCGACGCTTGACATGATGGATTTCGACGGCAAGGACGAGATCAGCCAGAAGATCGCGCAGAACGGGACGCTCCAGCAGGAGCTGGCAAGCTGGCAGCAGATGGCGCTGGCACTGGCGGAGCGCTTCGACCCGGCCATGGCGGACGGGCTGGCACAGCAGATCCTTGGCGCGGATGCACAGACACAGGCTCCGGTCGCCGGAAGCGCAAAGGCAGAAATGCCAGGCGAAGGAGCGGGCACGGAGGCAAAGACCGTGAAGGATGCGCGTGAGCAGTCGCAGAAGAGCACGCAGCCGGACTGAGCGGCAGAAAACGTATCGACCGCGCACAGCGCGACGAGATAAATTCAAGGGCTCGCCCACCGACGGGCTGAAAGGAACCATATGTTTTACAAATCGTTTATCCCATTTTTCGCCGCCGATGCAGGCGGCATGGGCGGTATGACGGCCAACGCCCAGCCGAACACGAGCAGCCCGGTTGCGACCCTGAACGGTCCGGCCGGAGACCCGACAGGTCCGCAGGGCAGCCCGGGCTTCCCGCCGACCAGTCAGAACGCACCCGGCGCTCAGGTGCAGCAGGAAGAAACTTTCGAGAGTCTCATCAAGGGCAAGTACAAAACGGAGTACGATCAGCGCGTGAAGAAAGCCGTCATGGAACGGCTCAAGGGCACGAAAGCGACGATCAGCAAGTTCTCCCCGATCCTCGATGTGCTGGGCCAGCAGTACGGCATCGACGTCTCCGATCCGGACAAGATCGACTATGACGCGCTGACCAGAAGGCTGACCGACGACAAGCGGCTTTATGAGGCCGAGGCCATGGAGAAGGGCATCCCGCTGGAAACGCTGATGCACACGAAGCAGCTGGAGCGGCAGAACGCCGCACTCCAGCGCGAGAATGCAGCGGCACAGGGAGAGATGCAGCGGCGGGCGGAATTTGACCGCATCGTCGGGCAGTTCGCGGAGGTGCAGGCGATGTACCCGCAGGCGGATCTGTCGCAGGAGCTGGCAAACCCGGACTTCGGGCGGCTGGTCTCCAACGGCGTCCCGGCGCTGACGGCCTATGAGGTCGTACACAAGGCGGAGCTGGCGGCAGCGCGGACGCGCGCCGTCGCGCAGGCAACACAGCAGCAGATCGTAGCCGGTATCCAGGCAAACGGGATGCGCCCTCCGGAGGGCGCGGCCAACGCCGGAAGCGGCATGCCCGTACAGTTTGACCCTCGAAAGCTCACGAAACAACAGCGCGACGAAATTCGCGCACGAGTCAATCGGGGCGAGAAGATCACCTTTTGAGTGGAAGCCCCGGGAAGGGAGCTAAATTTTGAAGACACTTTCTGAGATCATGCAGGTATGCCACGCACCGGACGCCGGTACGCTGGTCAACACCACGCAGAACTATGTAAACGCTTACGACGGCTCGACCACGGCGTTCGCAGCGCCCAACGACCTGTCGTCGCTGATGAAGACCTACTATGACACGGAGCTGCTGGAAAACGCGCGTCCGAACCTCATTCACGCGCAGTTCGCCAGAAAGCAGCCGCTGCCGAAGGGCCGGGGCAAGAAGGTCGAATGGCGCAAGTGGAACACGCTTGCGGACGCTCCGGCACTGACCGAGGGCGTGATTCCAACGGGCCAGAAGCTGGGCCAGTCGAGCATGACAGGCTCCATCGTCCAGCACGGTACCTACGTCACCGTGTCCGACCAGCTGGAGCTGCACGCCATTGATGACGTGATCCTCGGAGCGACCGAGGAGCTGGGCGCATCGGCAGGCACCACGCAGGACAAGCTCGTCCGCGACACGCTGGCAGCGGGCACGAGCGTGCAGTACTGCGACAAGGTCAGCACTGCGGGCGCGCACACCGCCGTGGACAGCCGCGCAGGCATGGACACCACGTCCAAGCTTACCCCGACCGAGATCAACAAGGCCGTGACGACGCTGAAGAAGCTCAAGGCCCCGACGATCAACGGCAAGTACGTCGCCATCATCCACCCGTCCGTGACCTATGATCTGCGCGAGAACAAAGACTGGATCGAGGCGCACAAGTACGCAGACGTTACCCCGCTGTTTAACGGCGAGATCGGCGAGCTGCACGGCGTGCGCTTCATCGAGACGACTGAGGCGAAGATCTGGAACAACAACACCTGCCCCGTCAAGACGGCAGCCGGTTCGGGCGGTACGCCTGCGGCGACCTACTACAGCGTGTATTCCACGCTCTTCCTCGGCAAGGACGCCTTCGGTATGATCGATCCGGAGGGCGGCGGTCTGGAAATGATCGTAAAGAGCAAGGAGCAGGCGGGCGGCCCGCTGAACCAGTTCAGCACGCTCGGCTATAAGTTCTCCACCGCGACGAAGATCCTCTATCAGGATCGCATGGTCCGCGTAGAGAGCCTGTCGGAGTACTCCGGCACGGACGAGGCCAACTAAGGAGGGAAACCATGGCAGAAGTAAAGGAATCCAAGGCGAAGGATATCGAGGCGAAGGATATCGAGGCGAAGGATATCGAGGCGAAGGATATCGAGGCGAAGGCAGAGACAAAGACTGTGTTCCTGCCCAGAGCATCGGAGACAGAACAGCAGTTCGAGTTCGTATGCATCAACGGCAAGGCATATCAGGTGCCGCGCGGGAAACCCGTGGAGGTGCCGCTGGCGGTGGCCGAGGTGCTGGAGCACGCGCAGATGCAGGAGACGGAGCTTTTTGAGCGCGTCAACGAAATGCAGCAGAAGTGATAAAGAGGGCCGCGCAAGCGGCCCTTTTATCGAATTTGGAATGTGAAAAGGAGGCAGTGAGCATGACCATCCGAGAGGCGATCGAAGCCGTTGACCGGCTCACGCCAAATCAATATGAGAACATCGATAAGGTGCGCTGGCTCAGTGAGCTGGACGGCGTGGTCTATCTGGAAATAGAAAAAACACACGGGAGCGGGAATCCGGTCTGCGAGCCGTGGGTGCGGACGCGCGATCCGCTCGACCGCGAATGGTGCGGCTGTGTGCCGCAGGAGAAGCCAAGCGAACAGACGTTCGATGGATATCCGGAAACGGTCGATCTCGACACGAAGCTGCGCATTCCGTGGCCGTATGACGAGATCTACCGCTGGTATCTGGAAATGAAGATCTCCGATGCGAATGGAGAAATGGTGCGGTACAACAACGCAATGGCCAAGTACAACGCCTACTACACGGCGTATCAGGATTTTTACAACCGGACGAACATGCCGAAAATGACGGCACCGTTCATCCATCTGTGAGGCGCATATGGGGAGCCTGAGTTTACAGTACCCGCCCATGACCGGCGGGGACGCCGCGCAGCAGCTGGACGGGCTGCGGCGGTATCTGGTACAGCTGACGGATGAGCTGAACGGCGCGGACTGGTCGGCGGGCGCGGTGCTCACGCAGATCTCGCAGGCCATCGATGCAAGCGCACTGTCGAAGGAGGAGCGGCTGACGGAGCTGAGCGGCTTTGCCGCGCTCAAGACGCTCATCATCAAGACGGCGGATTTCGCGGCGGAGAACTCCGAGGCATTCAAGCTCAAGCTCAGCGGAAATTATGTAGCCGTATCGGACTTCGGGAAGTACTGGCAGGAGGCCAGCATGACCATTGACGGAAACGAATTCGGCATCCGGCAGCTGTATGAGTTCTCGGCGGGCGTCAACAACGCTTTTACCGTGAACTCGAAGCAGTACGTCAAGACGGGGCTGCTGTACTACAACGGCGTGACGCCGGTCTATGGCGTGGGCGTCGGCAACATCGAGACGACCGTGTCCAACGACAAGGAAGTGATCGACAAGACGCAGAATGAGCTGCTGACCGTCACGTCCGGCAGGGTCAGCTTCTGGCAGGGCGGCAGTGAGGTCGCCTATCTGGCGCAGAAAAAGCTCCACTTCCCTTCCGGGACGCTGGAGGCATTCGACGCGAAGCTGACAGGAACGGTCACGGCGGCTGCCGGGTCGAGCTTCGGCCCGTGGAGCATCTCCGAGAGCAGCATCTACCGCACCGACAACACATGGGGCGGGGCCGGACTTTACTTCGGAACGGATGGGCTTTCCATCGAAAGTGCATTTAAGGTAGATTCGGCCGGCAAGCTGACCGCGACGGGCGCGGATATCACCGGATCCATCAAGGCAAGCGATCTGCTGCTCAACAAGAACGGCGACTACACCAGCATTCAGACGCAGCTTTCGTCGCTGATCGCGGACGTGCAGGAGCTGACGGCGCTGGCCGCAACGGTCAGCACAAACACCTCCGGCGGGCTGGACTCACTCAACCTCAACATTGGCAACCGGGGATGGCTGAGCATCACGGGCGCCAGCACGGCGTCCTCGGCGGTGGAGCTGTTTTCCTATGGAGCCGTGCGAATCATGGCAGACAGCGGCTCGGTGTATCTGGCACTGAGCGACAACAGCGCGTATATACAGATAGCGGCCAGCGGAGCTGTGAGCATCAAGGGAACGAGCCTCACCTTTAACGGGGTCAGCATCAACACCTCCGGGAACGTCACGGAGGGTACCGAGGAGGAGACATGATGGTAAGAGAAGTAAACGAGCTGAGAAAGAAGATCGCAGAGGCGCTGAACGGGTCGAGGCTGCCGCCGGTCGTGGCGGCACTGGTGCTCGACAGTTACCGGGCAGAGCTGCAAAGGCTCGTGGAGATGCAGGAGGCGGCAGAGGCAGCAAGGCCGCCGGAGAAGGAGGACGCGGAAGATGGCACTGTACAGAGTAAATGACGACGGCCGTGCGCCGTCCGGGCTTGGCGTCGGCGACGAGGTGGTCACTGCGGGCGGTACTTACCGCATTGACAGCGTGGGCGCGGACGGACAGTACAAGTCCACGCTCGTCAACAAGGGCCAGACCACACAGAGCTACAAGGGCGGCTATTCCACGCGGAACACGCTGCCGGGCTATTCCGACTACACGGCGGGCAGGCTCGGGAATCTCGAAAGGGGCTACTCCCCTTCCGGCGCGGTATCGCAGGCGAAGGCGTACCTCCAGCAGGTGCAGAGCCGGAGGCCGGGCGCGTATCAGTCGCGGTGGGATGCGGAGCTGGACAGCCTGTATGACCAGATCACCAACCGCAAGCCGTTCCAATACGATCTCAATCAGGATGCGCTGTATCAGCAGTACAAGGAGCAGTATCAGAGACTCGGCAGGACGGCCATGCAGGACACGATGGGTCAGGCGGCCAGCCTCACGGGCGGCTACGGCTCGACCTACGCGGAGCAGGTCGGACAGCAGACATACAACGCATACCTCCAGAGCCTGAACGACATTGTGCCGGAGCTCTACGACCGGGCGTATGGCCGGTATCAGGACGAGGGACAGGATCTCTACAACCGGTACGGCCTCGTGAGCGACCGGGAGAGCATGGACTACAGCAAGTACCGGGACACGGTGTCGGACTACTACAACGACCTTGCCGACGCGCGGAGCGCCTACGACTCCGAGTGGAACAAAGATTACACGCAGTGGTCCGATCAGCTCAGCTACTGGCAGCAGAAGGCTGCGCAGGAGCAGGCATACTGGCAGTCGCAGCAGAAGGCCGCAGGCGGCAGCGGCGGCAGCGGAGGCGGAAACTCCGGCGGGAAGAAGAGCTACACTTCGGACTATTACAAGATGAGTAAGACCGGGCAGAACAGCTACCGCTTCAGTGACGTCGGCACGCTTTACACAGACGCGCAGCTGAAGGGCTTCCGGCAGACGGTCAGCATGAACCGGTCGAACGCCGGGCGCGCGCAGCTCATCAAGGACGCGCTGGACGAGGGCAAGATCACGGAGGAGCAGGCGGAAAGCTTCCTGCGGAGCTACGGCATCATCCAGTAATGGAGGGACAAGATGGCGATTAACTGGAAACAGGTCAGGACAGCGGCGAAGCGGCAGGACCAGCAGCAAATCCGCGGGCGCACGGCGGCGGGCGTTTCCGCTCCGCAGGCGCAGACGCAGATTTCCGCACAGGGGCGCATCGACTGGGACGCCGTAAAGGGCAACGCGCAGCTGCTCGACCAGCAGCAGGCGCAGTCACAGCAGCGGGAAAACGCCTATGATGCGGCGTATGAGAAGTACAAGCAGTATGTCGCAGAGTACCAGAAGCAGACGGAATTCCCACGCAGGGTATCCGTCGGAACGGCTGCCCAGCAGGCGGGCGGAAGCCAGAAGCGGGACTACAGCCGCATGCTCGGCCTGAATCAGCTCGACGGGGATATGCAGCCGCGCGTACAGGCGGCACAGGATATTCAGAAGTATCTACAGTTTCAGCGCAAGGTGCAGACCGGAACGGCGGCCCAGCAGGCGGCGACGAATGCCGGGCAGGACTATAGCCGCCTGATCGGTCTGAATCAGTTCGACGGGGAGATGGAAAGACGGGCTGAGGAATGGCAGCGAAAGCAGCAGGCAGCACAGGAGGCCGCAGCGCTGGATCAGGAGCGAGGCCGCAGGCGCACTTCGGAAGAATACGGGAAGCGGATCGACGCGCTGGAGGCCGCAAGCGATTATGCGCGGGCACAGAATGCCGAGGACGGCGGGCTGCCGGAATTCAAGGATGCCTATGACAAGGTAAACGCTGGGCGCGAGACGCCCATGACACTGGACGAGATGCAGAAGGAGCTTGCCTATACGCGATACAAGAAGGCCGTTCTGGACAAGTCCGTTTCCGGGCGCGTCGGGGAGTATGCGGGCGACCTGGCAACGCAGTTCATCTCCGGCGGCGCGGATATGGCGCTGGGCGGCTTGGGTATGGTCCTGGGCTATCTGGAGCAGGGCGCGAACGGCGCGGCGGCGTGGGTGCTGCGGGACCTCGCAAAGGCTGTGCCGGATGGCAGCATCAAGGACAAAATGCTGTCCCTTGCGGACGATTTCAGCAGCTACTACACGGGCGAGAGCATGACCGCCGGAGAAGAGACGGCACGGTACTACAGAGACGAACTGAACAGGATCGGCGATGAGATCGAGGGGAAATACAAGGGCGTTCCGCTCTGGATTCAGCAGCAGATGCCGTCGGCCGGAAATATGCTGTTCGGCGCGGGGCTGAGCGGCATTGCTGGCGTCAACAATCTCGTGACGCTCGGACTGACGTCCGGCGGCAACTCGGCACTGGAGGCGAAGGACAAGGGCGCGAGCGACGCGCAGGCGCTGGCCTACGGCGTGGTCGCGGGCGGCTTGGAGGTGTTCTCCGAAAGGCTGTTCGGCGGAAACCCGATCTACGACGCGGACGCGGGGCTGGTAAATCAGGCGGTCGGAAAGCTCACCAGCAACAAGACGATCATGAAGATCCTCAACAGCAAGGCATTCGACATTGCGTCGGAAGGTCTGGAGGAGGTCGTCACAGAAGTTCTCGACCCGGTGGCAGAGTGGGCCATCTACAACGGAGACAACACGGAGTTTGCGGACGCGGCGTCCATCGGAAACGCATTCCTCGGAGGCGTTTTCCTTTCGGCGATCGGCAATGTGGCCGACGCGCCGAAGCAGCTGCAGCAGGCACGATATGAGCGCGTCTTGAGAACGGCAGGATCGGAGCTGGCAGACATTGCACAGAGCGTGGACAGCGCGGACGTGCAGGAGGCGGCGCAGGTGATCCGGGACAAGATCGCCTACGGCGTGACGCCGGACGCGGCGGACATCGGCGCGGTGCTCGACGCGATGGATCAGGCCGGAGAGACCGTGGACGTGGAGCAGGTACGCGAAGCGGTGGACGCGGAGGAAAACGAGGCCAAGGCCGAGCAGGCTGAGGCGGCTTTTCAGACGTACAACCAGTATGCAGATGAGCGGGATGCGAAGACGCGGGATGCGGAAAAGGCGTCGTGGGCGCGGTCGCAGGAGAACACAGAGGCCATCAACGACGCGGAGGCGGACAGTGCAGCGGATGCCTTTGAAAAGCTGAACGAGGCGGAGGTAAAGGGCGCAGCAGACGCGCGGGCACGCCAGCAGACGGAGGAGGCCCGCGCGGAACGGACGTTTACACAGGAGAGCCGGGACGACGCGGACAGGCTGCTTACCGACGCGGCCAGACGGTACGGCTTTGACGACCGCATGACCAGCGTGCTGCTATCCGGCTACGACGGAGCGCAGGACGCGCAGCAGTACGCAGAGGCCGTGAATGCGGCTTACGAGTACGGCAGGAACGGAATGAGCCTTTCGGCGGCACAGAGAGCCGCACAGGGCGTGAACGCGGATGTGGCGCAGGAGGCGTGGAACGCGGGCAGGGCGTCGATCCAGAGAGCGCCCATGAGTGACTTTGAGAGGTACAACAGAGGCACGCTGGGAGACGGCATGACGAGGACGGCATGGAACGCCGGAAAGGGGTTTATCAATGGCGAGGAAGCAGGAAGCACGGCTGCTGATGACGGCGGCAAACGGAATGCAGGTATGGATTCCGGAGAGCAGGCTGGAGCAGTGGCAGAGGGCACAGGAGGCGCAAAAACGCGATCCGCAAAGGCAAGCGCAGTCGCGGAACGAATTGAGCTTGAAAATCGCGTCCGCGCTGCGGGACAGCCATACCTGAGCGGAAAGGACATTGGACTGGAAAAGGGGTCGGCGCAGCGGAGCTTCCGCGAGGCACCGCAGAGCACATGGACGGACGGCATGAAGGCCGCCGCCGGGACGCTGAAAAGCGCTGGATTTGCGGATGTGCATTTCACAGTGGGCTCTATCAGCGTAGAGAACCAGCGGGCGAAGGTCACGCGGTACGCCGACGGCGTGGCGGTGGGCGACACGGTCTGGGTAAATGCGACGGCGAAGAAATGGAGCGTTCAGCAGCTTGCGGGACACGAGGCATTCCACAGGCAGGTGCAGGACACGCCGGGACTACTGGACAGCGTGCGGGCGGTGCTGGCAGACGAGCTGGGCGAGGACGGCATTCAGGAGCTTGCACAGCGGTATGCCGAGGCATACGAGGGCTGCTACGACGGCGCGGAGCTGGATGCGTACATCGAAGAGATCTGCGCGGACGCCTACGCGGGCATGGACCGGCTGCCGGAAGCAAAGGCAAAGATCATACAAAAAGCCGCCAAGACCGCGCAGGACGCACAGCAGGCGGCAGAAGAAAACGGCGGGACCAGAGGCCCGCCGGAGAAGTACAGCATCGGTGAAATAAAAGGTGAGAAGAAAAAATACGGGTTTGGCGTTGTTTTGGACACCGATATTTTTGAGGGTGTCCGGCAGAGAGATTGGGGGAAAACGCTGGGGACATATGTTTACGAAAACATGGCGGGAGCAGAATTGACGATGTTCGACGAGGATGGGAACCCGGAGGTGGTTTATCTCGCCCGAGAGAATGACCGTGTAAAGAAGGACGGTGCCAAAAACAGCCACAAGGTGCTAGACAAACTGGCAGGGTATCGCGGGGATACGATCCGGGCAAAGGCGATTGTCCAACTAGACGAGGTGTTGGAAACGTCCAGATCCAAGGAGACAACCGAAGATCACAGCCACCAATGGCTGGATGCGCACGGGTGGATCATCCGAAATGCCTATTTGCAGGACGAAAGCGGAAATATCTATGAGGCGACACTGAATATCGCGAACGGGAAAGACCGAAAAATCCTTTACGAAGTAAACAGGGTGCATCAGATCGATAAAATAAAAAGCCCCGGCGAGCATACCGTTACTGACAATGGTCAGCGCTTCCGTTACCAGAAGCCGGGAACGGGTGGTGCTCAGTCCGAGACTAAAGACAATATAAACGAAAATGCAGCCAATGTCAAGGAACACTTCTCCATCAGTGAGGACAGCGATGGAAGACAACTAACGGAAGCACAGCGGGAGTTCTTCAAGGATAGCAAGGCGGTGGACGAAAAGGGACGGCTGCTGACGCTCTACCACGGGACAGGCGCAAAGTTTACTGTATTTGACAAGGGACGCATTGAACAGAACTTCCAGAATAGAGGCGGAGACCTCGGATTCTACTTTAGCCCATATATCGAGGATGCGCAGGGCTACGCAAGAGAAGCGGCATTTTCGACGGGCGGAGAGAAAGCTATTATGGAGGTCTACCTGAACCTGAAGAATCCGCTTGTCGTCGAGGACGAGGGCTGGGGCAGTGCAATCAGCCAGGCGGATATTCGACACGGCGACCTGAAACGCTGGGCGCAGGAAGGCGGGAATGACGGTATAATCGTCAAGTCAACAGACGAAGTGGATGATGACGGAACGCCGGATGCGGTATACATTGCATTCTCGCCGGAGCAGATCAAGAGTGTAACAAACAAAAATCCGACGGGAAATCCGGATATCCGCTATTCGGTGGCGGAGGATGCGCAGGAGGCAACGGAGGGGGCGGCGGAGCTTCAGGTTGAGAAACTGCCGCAGACGAACCGGGATCAGTTTATGCGATTTGCAACGAAGATCACGGACGATCTTGTCACGCCGCTGACTGCGCAGATGGAAACGCTGCGGAAGGAAATGCGCCCGCGCGTGCTGGAGCTGGTGGACGAATTTCTGGAAAACGACGCGCTGAAAAGGTCCTCGGTCGAGGCGGTCTTTACAGAAGCATACGACCGCGCGCTGGAACTCAATCAGGAATTCTCAGAGAAGTACGCGGCGCTGCAATACGCCATCCGCAAAACGCCGGTCACCTTTACGGAAGAGGACACGAGACAGATCGAGCAGTACGACTATTTCGATGAAGCAGCGCTGCGGAAGCTGACGATCAAGGAAAAGGGCGGCGTCAGCATCGGAGAGCTGTATTCCGATCTTTCGGGAATGCTGCCGGAGCTGTTCCCGTCCGGAATCAAAAATCCGGCGAAGCAGATCATGCGCATAGCCAGCGTTTATAAGCGGGTCAGCAAGGCACAGGCGCTGGCACAGCAGGTGGAAAGCACGAACCCGGAATACTTCCGGCAAAACGCCTACAACGATTTTCTGGAACAGCTGCGGAAGATCGTTCCGAAGATGCGGACAGAGCGCGAGCTTGCGCAGATCTCCATTGAGGAGGAGGCTGCGATGGAAAAGGCTGCGGCAGAGCGTGAGCGCAGGCTTGCGGAGGAGGACGCGAGGCTGGCAGCGGAGGAAGCGGCAAAAGAGCCTCCGACGGTGTATGAAAGTCTGACGATGGACAGCATTCCGAAGAAGGCACAGGACTATCTCAGAAGGGTGCGCGGGCAGACGGCGGCGGCCATCCAGCAGACGCTTTCGATGCCGTTTGCGGCACGTCAGGAGGTGCTCAAGCCTGCCATTGAGGAAATGATGAACGAATATCTCCAGACCGGCAGGATCTCGCAGGAGACGGTAGACAGGAACTTTGAGGAGTCCTACAGGCGCGGCATGGAGATGGACACGGAGTTTTACGACCAGTACAAGGACGTAAAAACGCGGCTGCGCGATCTGAAAGTCACGCTGTCGGAGGCAGACCGGGCGGACATTGCGGACTTTGACGATTTCAGAAGGGCTGCTTCGGGGCGGCTGCGCATCGCAAACGAGGGCGGATTGCCGGTCGATGTGGCATACAAGGAAATGCAGCAGATGGCCCCGGAGCTGTTCCCGGCAAGCGTGACGCATCCGGCGGATCAGCTGATGAAGATGTTTGATGTGTCCAAGCGCATCGAGAAGGTGCAGCGGTCGCTGGACGAATACCACGGCGAGGACGCGGAGGAATTCAAGCGCTGGGCAAAGAACGACTACGAGGCCAGCGTGGAGAACATGCTGGGAGCGCTGAATGTGGCAAGGCGGTATGCAGAGGCGCGGATGCGGCAGCAGCAGGCGCGGGCCGTCCCCACGACGATGGAGGAGGTCAAGAACCTGTACGCAGACCTCAAGGGCCTGCGGCGGACGTATGAGCGGGCGGCGGCAAAGAACCTGCTGACGGCGGAGGACAACAGCGTCCTGAATCGCCTCCTGCGCGGCGAGATCACGCCGGAGGACGTGCAGGGCATGGAGAATGCGCAGGGCATCCTTGCCATGTACGAGGCTAAGGCAGACTATGACGCGGCGGCGGCCAAGATCGCAGACTGGCGGCGGTATCAGAAGGGCAAGCTCCGAGAGCAGGCGGACAACCTTCTGAAAAACGCGGAGAAGGCCAAGGACAAGAAGGCCGGGATCGAGTACAGCCGGGAGACGATGACGCGCAACGTCCGGGATATTTTCCCGGAGGCGGACGCGGAGGCGATCAACAAGACGTATTTCGAGCCAGTCCGGACGGCAAGCGCAAACGCGAACAAGCTGAAAAACCAGCTGCGCGAGCAGGTCAAGGCGCTGGATCTGAGCCGGAAGGCCCGCAAGGGCGACGCCGTGAGCGAGGCCCATGCGGTACAGCTGCTGGGAGAGGCACAGGACAACATCCGGTATCTGGAGCAGCACCCGAGGGCGCAGGACCGGGACGGAAAGACGCTCAACGAATGGCGGCAGATCGTGCTGGATCTGTGGGCCACGAGTCCGGGGCTGGACAGGGCGAAGATCGAAAACGCCGTGGAGACGTTCCGGAAGATCTACGACGGGCTATTTGAGCAGATGAACGACGTGCGCATCCGCAACGGCTATGAGCCGATCAACTACCGGCAGGGCTATTTCCCCCACTTCCAGCCGGGGACGACGGACGGCATTCTGGGGCTGATGGGAAAGGCACTCGGCATTGACGCGGAGGTGACAGCACTGCCGACGACCATCAGCGGCCTGACGCACACCTTCAAGCCGGGCATCACCTACTTCGGAAATGCGCTGGAGCGCATCGGATTTGACACGGCGTATGACGCGGTGGAAGGCTTTGACAAGTACGTGGAGGGCGCGGCAAGCGTGATCTGCTACACGGACGCCATCCAGAATCTGCGGGCGCTTGCGCAGCAGGTGCGATACCGCACATCGGACGAGGGACTGCGGGAGCGGGTGGACGACATCCGGGCAAGAGACGATCTGACCGAGCACCAGAAGGAGCTTGAGATCAAGGAGATCATGGACAAGGGGCAGTTTTCGCTTTCGAACTTCGCGGTGGAGCTGGACGAATACACAAATCTGCTGGCGAACAAGAAGAGCAAGTATGACCGAAGCATGGAGCATCTGGGCGGGCGCAAGCTCTACAATTTCATGAGGGCATGGCAGAACAGGGTGGCGGCGAACATGGTCGCGGTCAACCCGGCGTCGTGGCTGACGAACTTCGGCGTGATCACGCAGGCGGGAGCACAGCTCAAGACGATCTCCGTGCTCAAGGGGATGTGGCAGACGCTGGCAAACATCAAGACGAACGACGGACTTGTGGAAGCGAGCGACTTCCTCACAAACCGCGCCGGAAGCGACCCGCTGGTCCGCACCTGGCAGCAGAGCGCAAGCGCATTCCTGTCTACACCGATGGAGTGGATCGACCAGTTTTCTGCGGGAACCATTGTCCGGGCACGGTACATGGAGAACATCGAACGCGGCATGAGCGAGGAGACAGCGATGCGAGAGGCGGACGATTTCGCGGCAAACGTGATGGCAGACCGCTCGAAGGGCGCGATGCCGACGCTCTTTGAGGCGCGAAACCCGCTTATGAAAATGTTCACGCAGTTTCAGCTGGAGGTAAACAACACATATTCGTATCTCTTCAAGGATCTCCCGCGCGAGCAGCGGAAGAAGGGCGTCCAATATCTGGCACTGGCGCTGTTCAAGTTCCTGATCGGCGGATTCCTTTACAACGAGCTATATGAATATCTCATCGGAAGACGCCCGATGCTCGATCCGCTGGGGATCGTCAACGACACGGTGGGCGACCTGACGGGGTATGAGCTGAATAATCTGGTGGACACGGCGACCGGCGGCGGACTCATCAAGGAGTCGGAGCCGGAGAGCGCGGTCGGAACGATTCAGAATCTGGCAGAGAACGTCGGGCAGGAAGCACCGTTTATCGGGAACCTGATGGGCGGCGGCAAGCTCCCCTTCTCCAGCTCCATGCCGAATGTAAAG